CTTCATGAAATAAAAGTTACTTACAGAAAATAAACGAATCATTGGTGGTAATATTGACAAGATGGGTTTTATTTTAAGAAAAATAGACCCATTCTCCGCAAAGGAGACGCAGCGAATTAAATTTCAACGCAAAAAACACAACGAGCGCGAAGCAGCTCGCAGACCTTTTAAAAAGAATAAGGTTTGGAAACATTCGCAAAAATGGAAACAAGAGTTTGGAACTCTTCCAGAATTGGATATTATTTCCGAAGAGTCTTTTCAGCCACATTTTGGCTTGGAGACTATTTCAGCAGCATCATTTGCGATTGATGCTTTGGCAAAATTTGCCGATATTAATATCCCAGAGAGGGTATTAAGAGAAGTAGAAGGTGTTATTCTTCTCCTCTTAAATCTTTCTCAACAAAAAACACCGTTGGGTGTCATTACTTCAGTTTTGACTTGGGCCCAAGGTCGTACTACGAAATCACTTTTTAAGATAGTGAAAGGATTTGTTGAGGAACTTCTCGTCTCACCACAATCGAGCGCAACTCCAGATTGGTTAGATTGTCTTCGTGACATCCGCCAGGATTGGAAATTGTGTAAGGCTAATAGAGCATTCTCACAAGTATCAAAACTTCTCGGATGTCTCGTTATGCTTGGTTTGTGTGACGTTTCGTCACTTGAATTTAATCTTGGCGAATTTAAAATCTTTTCACCAGATCTTGTTGATAGGCACACAACTGCGTTGGATATTGCGGATGCTATATTTGAGACAGTCATTTTCTTTACTGAAGGTGCTTATTTGTGCTATCAATCAGGGTCATTGAGACCATTTCTTGTTAACGATAGGACTGCCATGGAACTTGATCAAGAGTTTGCTCAGATCATGGCATGGTATGATTTAGTCAAGAATGGTAATCTTAAGAAATTTGCACAAGTATCAGACCAAGAGTTTGGGAAACGCCTAAATAGGTTATCCACGTCTCTCTTAAATTTATCTCAATCCTTACGGGGACCTGAGAAGAGATTAGTCATGGACAAATATCAGAAAATTTTGATTGTGCAGAATGACTTTGTTGCCATGAAGATTTCATCAGGAGTTCGTCATGCCCCTTGGGCTATCGAACTTTTTGGAGAGAGTAGTCAAGGTAAAACTACGTTTGGAGATCAGCTTGTTGATGCTGTTCTCGCGAGTCAAAATTTACCTACGGGTAAAGAATTTCGTTGTGCATATAATGCAGGTGACAAATTTATGTCCAATTGGACCACTGATAAATTAGTGATGATTTTTGACGATATTTCGAATGATAAAGCGAATTTTGTTGAGAGACCACCAACAAGGGCAATTATTGATGTTATTAATAATCAAATGTATTATGCACCTAAAGCTGAACTTGATGCTAAAGGAAAATGTTTTATGGAACCTTGGATTGCTGTCGCAACGACAAATAGAAAGAATTTGGATGCTGGTTTGTATTCCAATTGTCCGTATTCTATTCAACGTCGTCTCGTGTGCATCACAGTGAAGGTAAAAGAAGAATTTCAACGTGTTCAAGATGGAATGTATTGTGGTGTTGATTCCACAAAAGTCCGGGAACACTATACAGATGCTGAGGGAAATTATGATCCCCCAGTATTTGACGATATTTGGACAGTTACCATTGAACGTGCCGTACAACCAGCTGAACTTTCAAGCGTAGCGCAATATAAGTCTATTACCTTTAGAGGTAAGAAAATGGAAAATATTTCCATGGGTGAATGTATCCAATGGGCTATTGAGGATTTTAAAGCTCATCGATTAAACCAAGAAGCAATATTAGAAAGTATGAAAATGAGAGAAAGAAAAATTGAGCTTTGCTCTGATAGTTGTAATCATTTGAAAGGAAATTGTCCCTTTCATATTGATCCTCAATTCGGCAGAGAAACTCAGACATCATTTTGGAAACTTTGGTATGCTTCAAGTAAATACAGAAAAGTAGATACATTGTATGAGCGCATTGATAAAGATGCATCTCAGCTTATATATAATCGAGGAATGGATTTTCTTGAGAAATGGGATTGGATTAAAATTTTTCCTGCCCCCATATTTGAGAATGAGCATGCTCCTAAAGTATTGAAGTGGCTGTATGCCGAGCGTTTTAAGAGAGATTATAAAATCGAAATGGCGCGTACATGTGGCTTATTTATTCTCATGGTTTTATTTAGCTACTTTACTTTTCATATTCTGATAGCTAGGTTTTTCACACTTATTCTTTTTATTGAAAGAGTCTTTCGTATGCGTAATATAGTTGAACATGTGGAAAAGAAGTTGTTTGAAGATCTTAAGAAGAGAAATATGGAGATCGCTCCAATGCTTAAACGACATCGAGACCATTATGCTAAATGTATATGTGGAGCTTCAATTGGAATAGCCGCATTATATGGTTTGGCTAAAGCATATCGCGCATATATAGCTGAAGATCCTCAAGGGTCTTTGGAACCTAAAACTCAGAAAGAAGTGCAAGCTAGAGACGATGAAGAGAGTGTTTGGACACAAGTTGTTCAACGTGACCTTCCAATCACTAATATCTCTAAACGAATGTCAACCGAACATTTGAGTAATGTTGTTCAGAAATGCTTAGTGTATGGATCCATTCACCTTGAAGACGGAAACGCCATGGTAAATGGTCTCATGTTAAGCTCTAACGTTATGTTAGTTCCGGACCATTATTTTGAACAGTATGGTGATGTTTTGGATTGCACTTTTCGTAAACGCAATCCAGACGCCAGTGGTGGCAAATTTAAAGCAGAACTTAGCAAGGCTGCTTCTCACCACATTCCTGATTCAGATTTGAGAGTTTGTTATGTACCAACTGGTGGATCATTTAACAATCTAGTGAATTATTTTCCCACTGGTGATATGCCAAGTGTTCCTTTTGTTATGCACTGGAGGAAGAAAGATGGTGAGATGATTATAGCTCGAGGTATGACTACTCCAAGTGTTGTGACTACTAACAAACGTTTCAAAGGTGGAATGTATAGAAATTTAACGATTGACACTTTTAATGGTTTATGTGGTGCTCCACTTGTATCTAATACAAATGGTAGTATCATTCTTGGTGTCCACTTAGGTGGTACTGCAGGTACACCTCGCGGGTGTTATGGAAGTATCACACAACAACAGTTGTTTACTGCTTTTGCTGATTTAAGACGCATAGAAGGCGTAGTACTTTCAGCAAGAGCTGGAGAATTCCGTACAACTGTTTTGGGAGTTCAGCTTTTGAAGGATGAACCTTTACACAAGAAAAGTCCATTGAATTATATGCCTTTTGACTCACAAATTGAGTATTATGGATCTTGTCCAGGACGAGCAGTGAGCAAATCTAATGTGAAAAACACACCCATTAGCAAACATATTGTTGATGTTTGCAATGTACCGAATATATATCATGGACCTGTATTGAATCCTGAGTGGTACGGATGGCAAATGTGTTTGTCAAATTTAGCTAATCCAGCACGTCCATATCCACATGATCTACTTTCGATCGCTATCCGAGATTATAAGGAACCTTTAATTGAGGTTTTCAAAAATGCTCTTTGGAGTGATGCTAGACCGCTTACGGATCATGAAAATTTGTGTGGTATTCCAGGAAAGAAATTTATGGATGCTATTAAGTTAAATACATCTGTTGGTTTTCCTTTAACAGGACCTAAGAGTAATTTCGTCAATGAATTGGAACCAACTGCTGATAAACCAAATAACCGCGAACTCGACACTATCATGATGGATGAAATTAAGAGGATTGAGGATTGCTATAGAGAGGGTAAGAGAGGTTACCCTATAGCTAAAGCATGCAAGAAGGATGAAATTTTAGCTAAGGATAAATGCAGAATTTTCTATGGAAATGCATTATCCTTGACTTGGCTTATTAGGAAGTATTACTTACCGATTCTCCGAGTGTTACAGATGAATCCTTTATTATCTGAATGTGCTGTTGGTATAAATTCACATGGCCCAGAATGGGATGAATTTCATCAACATGCAACAAAATTCGGTATGAATCGTCTCTTTGGTGGGGATTATGGTAAGTATGATCAAAAATTACCGTCCCAATTAATCTTTGCAGCTTTGAGAATTCTGATGGACTTTGCACGAGAGTGTAATTATTCAGAAGAAGATATCAATATTATGGAAGCAATGACAGGTGATATTGTGTTCGCTTACATTGCTTTTAATGGAGATTTAATCGGTTTAACTGAAGGTACGCATATTAGTGGTAATTCACTAACTGTTATTATTAATGGTATTTGTGGTTCATTGAACTTGCGAAGTTGTTTTTATTCACAGAACGCACCAACCAAGTTTTCAGATCGTCTGAAATTTCGCGATTGTGTTGCAGTAATGACGTATGGTGATGATAATATTGGTTCAGTCAAGCCTGGAATTGATAATTTCAATATCAAGCTTTGTTCCCAATTCTTAGCGGAATATGGGCAAGTTTACACTATGCCTGACAAAGAATCTGAACTTATGGAGTTTTTACCTCCTGAGGAGTTCGAATTCTTGAAGAGAGATAGTGTTTACCATCCCCAACTTGGTGTGCATTTAGGTGCACTATTGGATAAGTCAATTTACAAATCATTGCATTGTTTTATGCGTGGTAAGAACTGTCCTATGACAGAAGACCAAGCGTGTGCACAGAACATTGATGGAGCCCTTCGTGAGTGGTTCAATCATGGTAAAGATAAGTATGAGGAACAGCAACTACTGATGAAGGAAGTTGCTAAGCGTGCTAATATATCATATATATGTTCTGGTTTAAATTGCAGCTATAATGACCGAGCTGCAGATTGGATTGCCCAATACAAGAATGACGAAAGTCGTCTTGTATAGGTAAGGTCAGTCACTTTGGAGACGTTAAATCCAACCCAGTTTCAAAACTGATGGTTAGCAAAATTGATATATGTATATGGACACCGTGTTTATTTTGATCTTTATACATTTTGTAGAAATTACATAGGCTTTGCATATATTAACGGTCCCTACTGGGGAGTTTATTCGAGTTCACCGTGCTCACTTGTAAATATATCGTACCATATGAGTCAATCCTCTCTATGGTTTGTAAATAAATAAATGGATTGGTAATATCTTAAAATATAAATTATGCCGGGAAGCACAAGCCAACATAAGTTTTGGTCCTGGTGAAACAAACGTGCATAACAAATCTGTGTCGGTGACACAGTCAGCAGCGTCTGAAAATTCTAATTCCTCTATGAGATTAAAATTTAAACCGCAATCTGGTCCGGAAGGTACTACTGTTATGGAAGGTTCAACACTTTCTACAGAACAGAATATTCTTTTTCGCGACCAAAACCCATCCTATGTTTATGGGGTGGATTATGTAGAAGACCCTACGAGAAGGTTACAGGATACTGATGATGCAACTCTCGATAATTTCTTTTCACGTCCCTTGAAAATTAGTACTCGGGAGTGGGGCACAGGCACCACTTTGGGTTATGATTTTGATCCTTGGGAATTGTATTTTGGAAATCCTCGTGTGATTAATAGGATGACAAATTACAATTTGATGCGTGCGAAGTTGCATTTAAAGATAGTGATTAATGGTAATGGATTTCAATATGGTCGTGCCATGGTTGGTTATCTTCCTTTGGACCTTTATGATGACATGTCTACATTTGCAGCGCTTATACCACAAGATTTGGTTCAATTGTCACAGTGTCCCCATATCCTCGTTGACCCTACTACGTCTACTGGAGGGGAATTGTGTTTGCCTTACTTTAACCATTTCAACAACTCTTCCATACCATTTGGCAACTATCGCAACCTTGGACGAATATACGTTCGTTCAATTAATGCTTTGAAACATGCCAATGGGGCGGGAGATAAGTGCACTGTGTCTATTTTTGCATGGGCTGAAAATGTACAATTAAATGTTCTCACTTCTGTTGACGCTCCGACGTTGGCCCCTCAGTCTGGTATGGAATCTAAGATGGGTAGGAAAAATACAATGTCTAAGTCATTAAAAGGGGGCAAAAGGAGTAATTATGCCAAACAAGGTGGCGCAGTAGCTGCAGGTAAGGAGATAGATGAAGCTAATTCGACTGGTATGGTGTCAGGGCCTGCAACTTCTATAGCTAAGGCGGCTAATGCATTGAGTGTAATACCTCAAATTGCACCATTTGCAATGGCAACATCTAAAGTTGCCGGCGCAGTTGGTAATGCTGCTAAAGCATTTGGATATTGTAGACCTCCTGTCACCAAAAATCCGGAGCCTTATAGGCCAACTCCATCATCTCAGTTGGCAACAACCAACACACCAGATACAGCTATTAAGCTTACGGTAGATGAGAAGCAAGAGTTAACCATTGACCCAGGGATAGCTGGGCTTGGACCAGAAGATCCTCTGTCAATTCAGAACATTGCATCCCGTGAATCATATTTAACAAAGTTTAATTGGGAAATGGGTACTGCACCTGAAATAATGCTTTGGAATGCTAGAGTAGACCCCGTACAATGGGGTGCATCTGGTGGCGTGTCTGGTGCATATCATTTTCCTGCTACAGCGATGGCAGCTCTTCCTTTTAAATATTGGACAGGGACTTTGAAATTTAGATTTCAGATTGTGTGTTCCTCATTTCACAAAGGAAGACTTAAGTTCGTGTATGACCCATTGTTTTTGCAAAGTAATGAGTACAATACGAATTATATTGAAATTGTTGACATTGCAGACACTCAAGATTTTACGCTTGAGATCGGTAATGGACAACACACAACATTGTTAGAGCATGCCACGCCTGGTGAAGACCCTGTCTCATCTCAATATGGTATTCAACCTTTGACATACCGACCTTACGGTAATGGAGTTGTTGGGGTATTTATTGTCAATGAATTGACCACACCTAATAGTGCTGTACCTAATGATATTGAGGTTAATGTGTACATTTCAGCGGGAGATGACTTTGAAATTTTCACCCCTGACGATCATTTTCAGAAATTTGTTTTCAAGCCACAGAGCGGATTTGAGCCGCAGAGTGGAAATGAAATTATACCTGATTCGCAGGATACTCAGGAGCCTTCAGCTCCTGAGCATTCAATGAGTGATAGTCTCGGACCAGGTATACAAGATACACAGCAACTTAATACAGTTTTTGCTGGTGAGTCCATAATGTCTTTTCGCACTTTACTCAAACGATATAATTTGTGGCGACGAGAAAAGACAAATGTGGGCACTGGCACTAATTGCTCACTAATAAAAGTGACAAAAAGTATGTATCCATTTTACCGAGGTAATGTGGATGGCGCAGTGGATAGTAAGACTAACCCTGTCGCACCATATAATTTTGTCAACACTGTTATGTTGCATTGGATCACAGGTGCTTTCTCCGGGTGGAGAGGTAGCATTAGGTATAAGTTGATGTTCGACAAGTGTCACCATAACTCAGCAGCTAATATTGATTCTCACGTGTATGTAACCCGTGAACCGATTCTTCCGCAAGGACAAGCTTGTTATGATCGAACTGTATCCACATATGTTTTTACACCCAAAGATGAGGTTCATAGTGCACAAGTTATGGCAGGTAACACTAGAGCCACTGGTACTAAAGGAATGTTGTACGCAACGGATAAAATAAATCCTGTGGTGGAGTTTGAAGTACCATACTATTCTCAATATCGCTTCACACCAGGTAAGCTGATAGATTATACTGAAGACTTTACTTGGACCCCAAATTGGTCCATGGAAGGTCATATGTATACCACAGGCTCGTCATGTGTGGATTATCATGTCGCAGCAGGTGAAGATTTTCAAGTATATTTCTTCACTGGATTACCCCGTATGTATTACGAGGCAACACCACCAGATCCATAGTCTATACCGACTTTAAAGGTATGAATAAAATAAAATTGTTCTCTGTAGCCGAGAACGGCGTTTGCATTGCAAGCGACCTGGCTGACCGCCGAATAAAATATGTTAACCCTTAACTAGGTAGCATTTGATTCGGCATTAGCCGATGATTATGTCCCGTAGTTTTACTATAGGTCCTAATAAGGGAGTTACAAATTTTAATAGCGGTAGCCACGAGTCCGTCGAAAGACTGACCCGATCGAATGCTCCAATTTGGAGGGGTATTCGTACCGGTGGGCTAACTATCACTCATTGAAT